TTGAGCGGTCCGAACGGGAGCGTTTCCCGGGCGTTCGTCGCCGGCAAGACCCCGAAGGCCTTCGCTCGGCGCCAGGCCCGCAAGGCGCACAATCCGAACTACAGACCCGGCAAGCTGGATGGATGGCAGATGAACGCTGTGCAGCGCAGAAAAGAGCTCGACCAACTGGCGCGCCTTCGGCGCCGCAACGGGACCGATATGGGCCCGGAGAGCGGATGGATCGAGGTGATCGCGAACTATCTCCGCGTCCGCAACGGCCAGGTGTCGGCAAAGGACGTGGCGGCGGAGGCGGCATGGCTTGGATTGCCGCGCTTCGACGCGCAACTGGTCGACGATGCAGTCAGTCATATCGCGCGGGCGGCGTGGGGACGATACCGGCTCTACTCGCCGAAGCTGGCGGGCGACAAGCTGCGCCTCACCAGCGAGGAGCGCAGGGCGGCAGGGATCGAAAAGATCGAGGCCATTGACGAGTCTCGCGCTGACCGGCGCCGACGCCTCGATCGAGAGAGAAAGCAGGCGTCGCGCAGCGGGGAGGGGGTCGATGCATCAGCGGCGAAGTCGGTACCTTCGAAGGCTGAGCATATCGCGAATCTCTCCCGCGAATTCCGGCGGTCGCCAGCCACCATTTACCGTTGGCTTAAGGTGCCGGGAAGGATTGAGGAGGAGCGTTCGATCGCGGCGGGGGGCGGAGCCCCCTCGCCAAAGGATGAGAAATCCGGTGTCCGCATGTCCATGCTACCTACGGTAGTAAGCGGCGGACAGAAAAATTCTCATGAGATCGAGGAATGCGAAATTTCGCGTCGCAGGTCTATATCTCCTTCGGAGAAGAGCGAACACACGAAAATTCTCACGGGTGCAGCATGACCACCCTCACCGCGCAGACCTTCGACGCGATGACTCGCCGCCGCGAAAAGCCGGTGTGGACCATCGAAGCGATCGGCAACATCATCGGCGTCGGCCCCGACTTCGTGCGGACGCTGGCGGCGATCGAGGGCTCGCCGATCCATCAAGTCGGCGGCAGGTGGTTCTGCTACGAATCGGAGTTGATCGAGTGGATGAAAGGCCAGCGGGCGGCGTGACCGCCCGCGCGGACGGCCTTGCGCCCCGATAAAACCCGGTAGACGGCCTTCAAACCATGCTGGTGCCGGCGACGGTCCGTGCCAGACAATTGGGATGCGGCTGGGCAACTACATCCTCTTCGAGAAGAAGCAGACCGACGCCGAGATCCTCGAGATGCTCGGCGGCGGTGTCGAGACCTCTGCCGGCGTGCAGGTGTCGCCGGACAGCGCGCTCCGCGTCCCGGCCGTTGCCGCGGCGGTGAGGACGATCAGCGAGGCGGCGGCCTGCCTTCGCATCGGTGTCGTGTCGATCGCGGCCGATGGCACCGAGACACCCCAGCCCAGCAACGACGTGCACAAGCTGCTCAATGGCGATGTGAACGACTGGACCTCAGGTTTCGAGCTGGTGCGCCAGCTTATGGTCGACGCGCTGTGCCGCGACCCCGGCGGCCTCGCCTGGGTGAATCGGTCGAGCGACAACCGCATCCTCGAAATCGTTCGCTACGCGCCGGGCATCATCGGCTGCGAGTATGCCCCAGATGGCAGTGGCCGGCCGGTGACTTACCGGATCAACGGGCGCCCCACTCCGCCCTCCGACATCATCCACCTCAAGGGCACCTTCGATAAGTCGGCGGTGACGCTGGCGCGCGAGGCGATCGGCATTGCCGTCGTGATGCAGAAGCACGCGGCTCGCCTGTTCGGCAAAGGTGCCCGCCCCGGCGGCGTCATCCAAATGCTCAAGGGCCTCGGCGACGAGGGCGCGAAGCGCATGCTCAAGGGCTGGAAAGCCGCGCTCGAGGGAGCCGAAAACGCCGGCAAGACGGGCGTACTCTGGGACGGTGCTACCTGGCAGCAGATGACGCTCAACAGCGTCGACGCCCAGTTCCAGCAGCTCTGGCTGTTCATCATCCAGGACCTGGCCCGGTGCTTCAACATCCCGGCCGTCGTGATCGGCGAAATGAGCCGCGCCACCTGGTCGAACTCGGCCGAGATGCAGCGCCTCTTCCTGATGCTCTGCCTCGAGCCGTGGCTGAAAGCCATCGAGGCCAGCTTTACCAGAGCGCTGTTCCCCAAATCGGCGGCCAACGACAACGAGCGTTTCGCCGTCCGCATCGAGCGCGACGACTTCAGCAAGGTCGATCTCGCTGTTCTGGCCACTGCGATCAACTCGCTGGTCGCGTCGCGGGTACTCAACCCCAACGAGGGCCGCGACTGGATCAGGATGCCGAAGGGCCCCGCCGAGCTCGACAAGTTCGCGAACCCGAACACTGGCGCCTCGCAGCCTGGTACGCCGCCGAATCCATCCCCCAAGCCCGATCCGGAAGACGAGGAACGCGATGCAGCTTAATGACCTCGACAAGATCGCCGAGGAGCACGAAGCCGGACGCTGGTTCGAGCTGCTGAGCCCGGTCGACGGCAAGCCCACGGGCATCAAGCTCAAGGTGGCGGGCCCCGACAGCGAGCGCCAGCGCAAGGCGGGCTTCGCGTATCAGAACGCACTGACCGAGGCGAACCGCCGCGGCAAGATCACGGCCGAGCGGGCCGATGATCTCTACGTCGACCACCTCGCCGATTTCGTCGTCGACCTCGATGCATCGGAAGACGGTAAGCCGGTGCCGTTCTCGAAAGAGACGGTGACGCGGATCATCCGCGCCGGTCGCTGGGTCCGTGCCCAGCTCGAGCAGTTCGCGCAGGAGCGTGTTGGCGGGGATGTCGCCCCTCAGCTCAAGATCGGCTTGTCGCAGGTGGCGAACTGATGGATCGCCTCTTCTTCCCCACCGACCTCAAGGCCGACGACAGCGGAGCCATTTCCGGAATCGCATGGAAGTTCGGCGTCCCCGATCGTATCGGCGACGAGATCGAGCCGGGCGCCTTCAAGGGTATGAAGCTGCCGCTGCCCATGCTGGCCTTCCACGACATGGGCGACCCCATCGGCACATGGGACACCGCGACCGAGAAATCTGACGGTCTGCACATCAGCGGGCGCCTGCTTATCGCCGACGTGGCGCGTGCCCGCGAGGTTCACGCACTGGTCAAGGCCGGAGCGGTGAAGGGCCTCTCGATCGGCTTCATGACCAAAGGCACGCCCCGCATTCGGCCCGGTGGCGGCCGCACCATCAAATCGCTGGACCTGTTCGAGGTGAGCCTCGTCACGGTCCCGATGCACCCCGGCGCGCGGGTCACCAGCGCAAAATCGGCCGTCGCTGCGCTGCAGCTCGCCGCTTCCATCAACCGCGCCGCTCTGGCGCTGAAAGGAGCCTGACGTGAAGCACGTCTCGCAGCGCGCCATGATCGCCGGCGCCATTGAACTCAAGGGCGATGACGACGAGCCCATCGCCGTCGTGCAGAAGGCACTCGACGATCTGACCAAGATCGTCAACGACCGCCTCAAGGACACGCCGGCCGCCGCCGACCTCAAGACGATCACCGACCGCCTCGACGAGGTGGAGAAGAAGGCGAACCGCCCGATCATCACCACGGACGAGAAGGCGGCGCTTGAGGTGGAACGCAAGGCGCTCTCCTCGCTGCTCCGCAGTGGCGTCAGCGCGGCGCTGGCCGATGCGGGCGCCATCTTCGAGTCGAAGGCGGCCTCGTCGGACAATGATCCGGCCGGCGGCTATTTCGTCCTGCCGACGATCGACCTCACCATCCGCACTCTGATGACCGACCTGTCGCCGATGCGCGGATTGGCCTCGGTGGTCAGCATTTCCACCGACCGCTACGAACGCTTCTATGCGAAGAGCAATCGCGGCGCGCAGTGGGTATCCGAGCGCGACGATCGTCCCCAGGACACCGCTCGGCCCGAGCTGATCAAGCACAGCTACGGGGTATCGGAGCTCTACGCCGCCCCGGCCGCGACCCGTCATCTGCTCGACGACGCCGCCGTCGATATCGCAAGCTGGCTGATCAACGACGCCACCCACGACTTCGCTGAAACCGAAGGCGAAGCGTTCCTCCGTGGCGACGGTATCGACGGCAAGCCCCGCGGCCTGCTCGACTATCCGACGCTCGGCACCAAGGACTTCACCCGGGCCTGGGGCAACTACCAGCACGTGCCCGCCGGCCACGCCTCGGCGCCCACCGACGCGAACCTCGTCACCGCTCTGGTGAAACTCGTGGCCGCCGTCCGCAAGCCCTACAAAGCCGGCGCGAAGTGGCTGATGAACTCCAACACCGCGGTGCGCCTCCGCACCATCGTGGATGGCAGCGGCCGCTACCTCTGGGCGCCCACCGGCAACCTGATCGAGGGCGTGGAGCATCCGCTGCTCGGCTACCCCGTCGAGATCGATGAGGGCATGGATGACATCGGGGAGAACAAGTTCCCGATCGCCTTCGGCGACTTCGCCCAGGGCTATGTCATCGTCGACCGACAGGGCGTTCGCATCCTGCGCGACGAGGTGACGGTGAAGGGCCGCGTGATCTTCGACGTCTACCGGCGCGTCGGGGGCGGAGCGGGCGACTTCAACGCCATCAAGTTCCTCAAGATCGCGACCTCGTAAGGAGAACCGCCATGCGCAAGGATTCCCACTCCAACGTCAATGTCGTGGCCTCGCTGGTCCCCGCCGTACAGGCCGCCACTCTCAAGGGGTCGACCGTCGATACCAAGGGCTACTCCACGGCGCTCCTCATCGTGAATACCGGCGCGATCGTCAGTTCCGGCGACTACGTGGTGACGATGGAAGAGTCGGACACGACGACGGATGGTGATTTCACTACCGTCGCCGCGGCCGACAAGATCGGCACCCTGCCGGCCACGCTGGCGGCGAGCACGGTCTATCGCCAGGCCTATATCGGATCGAAGCGCTACCTCAGGGCCGTCATCACCAAGACGGGCGGCACCTCGATCGCGGCAGGCGCCGTGTTCGTGCTGGGCACCCCCGCCCTGGCGCCGGTGGCCTGATGAGCAAGCCCGGCACCACATACGATGGCGTTGCTCGGCTCATCGCCGAGTTGAGCAATGACCATGGCCGGGTGACGGTTGATCGTGAGGACGTGGACGGGAAGGTAACCCTGACCATCCGCGCCCGCTCGCAGGAGCCTGTCGTTTGCACCATCGGCGACGACAGCCCGAAGGCCGCCACTCACAAGAAGGCCGCTCCGAAGAAGAAGGCGCGGACCTGATGCCCTCCCGCGCCCCATCGGTCTGCACCCACTGCGGCGAGCCCCACACGGGCATCTGCGCCAAGAGGGCTGCTGCAATCGCGGCGCGCAAGGCAAGGGCAGACAGGCGCCGCCCTTCGTCCAGCGAGCGGGGCTACGACGCCGCGTGGGAGAAGCTGCGAGCAGACTACCTCGCCGCCTATCCCAGCTGCGCCCGTTGCGGACAGAAGGCCCACCTCGTCGACCACAAGATCACGATCGCCAAGGCACCCGAGCGGCGCCTTGACCCCTCCAATCTCCAGAGCCTGTGCACGCCGTGCCACTCGAGCTGGAAGCAAGCGCAAGACAGAAAGGCTTAGCCATGTCGCTCATTCCGACCAACGGCGCGAAGATCTACATCGGCGAGGCCAAGGCCTTCACCGGGACCGACTTCGTCGCCTCCGACTTCACCTCCGGCTCGCCCGTTTGGACCGAGATCAAGGGCAGCACCAACCTCGGCGCCATCGGCGGCACCAAGGCGCTGATCACCTCCGAGGTGATCGACAGCAAGTACACCCGCAAGGCCGTCGGCACCCGCAACAGCGGCGGCATGCAGGTGGTGTTCGATCGCAACCCCGCCGACGCCGGCCAGATCGCACTGATCGCCGCCAACAATGCGAACCCCGCTCTGAGCCACGCCTTCCGCATCGAGTTCAACGATGCACCTGAGGGAGGCACGCCCAGCACGCGCTACTTCGTCGCCTTCGTCATGTCGGCAGAAGAGCAGCTCAACAGCGCCAACAATCAGATCGCGCTCAACTCGACCCTCGAGATCGACGGCAACGTCGTTCCCGTTGCGGCCGCAGCGTAAGGAGACCTCAACATGGCTGCTCTCAGCGTCACCGCTGCGAACGTCAAGAAGGGCGCAGGCGCCCAGGCCAAGGAAGGCGTGGCAGGCGCCACCATCACGGCCGGCCAGGCCGTCATCCTCAGTGCTGGCAAGTATGTGCTCGCCGACTGCGATGCCACCGACCTCAAGGGCTGCGATGGCATCGCCCTGCACGCCGCCTCCGATGGCCAGCCTCTGGATATCCAGAGCGGTGGCGAGATCAACCTCGGCGCCACCCTAGTGGCAGGCACCACCTACTACCTCGCCCCAACTGCAGGCGGCATCGGACCAGTCGAGGACGTGGCCAGTGGCGACGACCCGATCATCATCGGCATCGCCAAGTCTGCCACGACCCTGATGATGCGCATCACCGACCCGAACGTGACGATCTAAGCCCCCGGGGTGGTCGGCAACCTTGTCGACCTCCTAGGGACCGGCGCGGGGGCCTGCTCATAGGCCAGCACGGAAATGGAGAATTTAGATTGGCATTGTCGGTTGATGCGCTGAAAGCGCAGCTCAACAAGACCCCGGACGACGCGGACGCTATCGACAGCGTCCGGTTGCCGGCGCTGCTCGCCGCGGCAACTGCCAAGATCGAAGCCGATCTCGGCTACAAGCTCACCGACACCGACGAGCTGCCGGACGGCGTACCCGCTGACCTTGAGCTGGCGGTGCTGATGACCGCGGCCGATTGGTACGAGAACCGCGAGGCCTCGATCGTCGGTGTCTCTGCGATGCCGCTGCCCTTCGGCGTGCCTGAGATCGTCGCCAACTACCGGCGCTACACCTTCGCGGCGGTCGACGATGCCGAATGACGGCGGACTCTCCCGCATCCAGCAGCGGCTCAATGCCATCCCCGCCAACGTCAAGGCGGCGCTGGTGCCGGCGCTCACCAAGCAGGCCGAGGCGATCGCAGCCACGATGCGCACGCTGGCGCCCGATGATCCGGCCACCGGCGACCCCGATCTCAAGACCTCGATCGAAGTCACCGGCCCCGGCCAGTCGACCCCGCCCTATTCCCAGCCGGGCGGCATGATGACGGTGCCCGACAACGCCGTCGCCATCACCGCCGGCAACGAGGATGTGCGGTACCCGCACCTCGTGGAATACGGGACGAAGAAGGCGCCCGCGCAGCCCTTCTTCTGGCCCGCGTATCGCCTCCACCGCACCAAGGCGAAGAAGGCCATCAAGCGCGCCGCCAGCGCCGCCGTGCGCAAGAATTGGGGACGCCAGTGACGGACCAGGCGTACCAAGTTCAGAAGGCCGTCCACGCGCTCCTAATCGGTACGGGCGCCCTCACCGACTTGGTGCCCGCCGAGTCCATCGCCGACTTTGGCGGCGTGCCCACGGTGTTCCCCTCGATCATCGTAGGAGAGGCCCAGATCGTCGACGAGGGGCAGCAGATCGATCGCTCGGTGATGCGGGTCTATCTCACCCTGCACCTCTGGACGAAGGAGGCTGCGCTGAATGCCGTCAAGAAGATCGGCGGCGCGGTGCGGACCGCGATGCACGGACAGCGGCCGCCCCTCGGCGGTGGCTTCCAGCTCGGCGATCTCGGCATCGAGAGTGTGCGCTACGTCCGCGACCCGAGCGGCGAGAACGGCCACGGCGTCGTCACGATCAACGCGCTGGTGAGTGAGACCTGATGCGCGCTGGCAGTCTCGATCGCACCATAGAAATCACCCGCACCACGACGGCGCCGAACCCCGAAGAGCCGTGGGTGCCCGGCGAGCCCACGACCTCGACGATCGCGACCGTGAGGGCGCAGCTGATGCAGCAGTCGACCGAGGAATTCATGCGCACCTTCGGCGAGTCGCAGGAGATCGCCGTTGCGTTCCGCATCCGGTACCGCGATGATGTCGTGCTCACCGACCAGATCGTCTACGCCGGCACGACTTACGATCTCCTCGAAATCAAGGAGATCGGCCGACGCATCGGCCTCGAGCTTCGCGCGAAGGCGGTGAGCTGATGCGTGGCACGAAGCCGACCTTGGTGGTCGACAACGACGCGGTGAAGACGGCGCCAGCGCCCCCGGCGTGGCTGTCTGCGAAGGCGAAAGCCGAGTGGCGCCGCGTGATGCCGATCCTCGTCGATCGCGAGATCCTGACCGCCGCCGACCTCGGTAGCCTCGAAAACTACTGTCTCGCTCAAGCCCGCGTGCGTGACGCGGAGCGGATGCTTGCCGGCACCACCGACCCGGACGCCTGGCTGAAACTGCTCAGGGCGCAGGACAAGGCTATGGCGACCGCGCGCCAGCTCGCCGCCGAACTGGGGCTCACCCCGGTGTCGCGATCGAGGCCCGGCATTCGAGAGGAGGAGGAAGGCGATGACGACGCCGACAACCCGCTCGACATATCCTGAATGGGTCTATGACGGCTCCGAAATCCCCGACCCCTTCGGGCACGGGGAACGCGCCGTGCGCTTCCTCCGGGCGCTGCGCCATCCCAAGAGCACGCTGCCGAATCGAGCATTCCAGCTCGACCCTTGGCAGGAGCGCGTCGTGCGGCGCATCTATGGCCCGCGCAACGACGACGGCACCCGCATCGTCAAGACCGTGGTGCTGTTGCTTCCGAGAGGAAACCGGAAGACGTCATTGGCTGCGGCGCTCTCGCTGCTGCACACCATCGGCCCGGAACGCGCGCCCTACGGCGAAGCCACCTTCGCGGCCGTCGATCGGAAGCAGGCCGGCCGTGCCTTCAAGGAAGCGATCGGGATCGTCCGCGAGGACAAGCGGCTGGTCAAAGCCACCCGCATCTACGACGCCCACAACAGCGCGAAGAAGATCACATACCCCACCGACGGCGTGTCGCTCGAGGTGATCAGCGGCGACGCGGGGACGGCGCATGGCGCGACGCCGGCCTTTGTGCTCGCCGACGAAATTCACATCTGGCCGAACCGCGATCTCTGGGAGGCGCTGACCACCGGCCTCGACAAGGTCGACAATCCGCTACTGGTGGTGGCGACCACCGCCGGCCGAGGCCAGGACAATTTCGCCTGGGAAGTGATCGAGGACGCCCGCAAGGTGGCGCGCGGCGAAGTCGATGATCCGTCGATCCTCCCCGTGCTGTTCGAAGCGGACCGCGATGCCGACTGGCAGGACGAAGAACTGTGGCACCGCGTCAACCCCGGCCTGCGGCACGGGTATCCTTCGCTCGACGGCTTCCGGCGTCACGCCCGGCGCGCCGAGCGCAGCGTCGGCGAGCGGCAGAGCCTGCTGCAGCTCAAGCTCAATGTCTGGCTCGACCAGACCGTCGATCCCTTTGTCGACATGGTGGTCTACGACGCCGGCCGGAAGCCCGTCGACCTCGACGCCCTGGCCGATGACCCGTGCTGGCTGGGTGTCGACCTCTCCTCCACCATCGACCTTTCCGTCATCGTGGCGTGCTGGCGTACCGCCGACGGCTACGCGGTGGCCGCGTGGTTCTTCATCCCCGAAGCCAACATAGACGAGCGGGAGGACGGCTCCGGCGGCACCTACCGCCAATGGGTGGTCGAAGGGCTGATCGAGGCCACTCCGGGCTCTACGATCGATTTCCGGCGCATCCGCGACAAGATCATCGACCTGCACGAAACGATGACGCTGCAGGAGATCGCCTTCGACCCCTACATGGCGCGCCAGGTGCAGCCCGAATTGATGGAGATGGGGCTGCCGGTCGTCGACATGCGCCAGGTGCCGAGCCTGATGATGCCGGCGATCCTCGAGCTGGAGCGTGCGATCCTCGCCGGCGAGTTCCAGCACGGCGGCAATCCCGTCCTGCGGCACTGTTTCAGCAACGTAGTGGTGCGACGGAACGATCAGGGTCACGTCGCCAAGTTCACGAAGTCCAAGAAGTGGCTGTCGATCGACGGGGCCGTCGCGTCGGCGATGGCGGTGGCGCGGTGCGCTGCCGGCGATAGCGGACGCTCCTCCTACGAGGACGCCGACGAAGAGAACACCGAGGAGTGGGCCTATGCCTGACGATACCGAACGCCTTGTCATCCTGCTCGAGGCGAAGATCAGCGAGCTCGAAAAGAACATGGCGAAGGCCAGCGGCACGACCGCGAAGGCCTATCGCGAAATGTCCCTCGGTTCGCGTCGCGCCACGTCGCAGATGCAAGAGGACGCGATCCGGTCGACATTGCGCATCAACCAGGCCCTCGATGCGACCCGGGCAAGGGTCGGCGTGTTCGCGTCGAGCTTCGCATCGGGCCTCGTCGCGCCGCTCGCTGGGCTGCTGTCCCTCACAGCCGCAGTGAACGGTACGCGCGCCGCGCTCGACAAATTCGGAGACATCGCGGACCAGTCCGCCGCCGCTGGTCTCGACAGCGAATTCTTTCAGGGCATAGCCTACCAGGCGAAGCTCTCCGGCATCGAGATCGGCACGATGGCCGACGCGATGGCCACCTTCAACAAGCTCAGCGGGCAGGCCGTTGAGGGTCGCGGCAAGATGGTGACCCAGCTCAAGGCCGAACATCCGGAATTGCTCCGCAGCCTACAGCTCGCTACGGACCAGGAGCAGCGCTTCCGGCTCATCGTAGACGCGATTAAGAACGCCAAGACCGAGCAGGAAGGCGCGGTGATCGCCGCCGCAGCGTGGGGCGATCAAGGTGTGCGCATCGCCACCGCGTTCCGCGAAGGATCGGCGGCCGTCGACGAGATGGTCCGCAAGGCCAAGGAGCTCGGCCTGATAGTCGACCGCGAGGTAATTGCCCGCGCCGATGAGCTGGGGGACGAGTGGGAGACCACGGCCGCAATCCTAGATAACAGGATCAAGGTGGCCCTCGTCGACATGGGGCCGCTGATGGTCGATCTCGTCGGGCTCGCCGCCGACTTCGGCTCGAACATGGCTCTTGTGCACGACCAGTTCCGCGAGATCGAGCAGCGCCGCTTCCTCAATCCCCTCCAGAACGAGCTTATCGCCGTGCAGGAGGAAATCCATCGGATCAAGACTGGCGGCGAGCGAGGCGGCGTCGGCGCCGTTGTCGACCTGGTGTTCGGCAAGTCCGGCGACGAGGACGCGCGGGTCGAAGAGCTCTACCAGAAGGCCGAGCGTCTGCAGGAGCGCATCGCACAGTTGCAGGGAAAGCCTCCCGGCCCGCCCACGGCAGCGCCAGTGGTACGATCACCCGGCAGCGCGTTTAGCCAGGGATGGGGCGCTGGCGCGTTCCTGTCGAGCGCTCCACAGGTGTTCGATCGGAAGCTGATCGACGGGCTCAAGGACGTGTCCGGCGCGGCGTATAAGACCACGGTCGAGCTCGCCAGCACGACCGATGCGGTCGACGAGCTGCGCCAGCAAGCCGAGCAGACGGCGACCGCCCTGGAAAGCTCGCTCGGCGGCGCTCTGAGCACGTTGTTCGACGGCCCTATCACCAACGTGCAGGACGGCCTCGCTGGCATCCTCGACAGTCTCGGCTCGCTGGGACGGCAGAACCTCAGCAGCGTCTTCTCGGGGATGCTGAGCCCGGCCAACCAGAACGCGGCCACAGGCGGCGTGATGGGCAACGGGCTCTGGGGCTCTGCGATCTTCGAAGCGGCCAAGGCGGGCACCGCGGCGGGCTCCAAGGAGGGCGTGGCTGGCGGGTTCGATGGCTGGCTCAAGAACAATGCCGGGACCGTCGGCGCGGGGCTGGGCGGCCTCGGTCTCGGCTACAGCACGCAATCGCCGTTGATGGGTGCCGTCGGTGGCGCGCTCGGCGGCGCAGCGGCCGGCCCGTGGGGCGCGCTGGCGGGCGGCGTAGCGGGCTTCATCGGTGGATTGCTCGGCATGCAGGAGGCGCTGCAAAAGGCCAAGAAGGCCGTCAACGACAACAAGCTCTCGATCGACCAGTTCATCGCCACGGGCATGGGCAAAGAAGTCGACAGCATCTCGGCGGCCGTGGCGCAATTTAGAGCGCAAGGAGCCCAGCTTGTCGAGCTCGCAAAGGCCGCCGGCGATAACGCACTCGTGCGCCGCCTGCAGCGGGCGATGGACGCTTATCGCGACACGCTCAGGATCGAGCGGCTACAGGATCGCGTGGTGGCATCGAGCGACGTGCTCCGCGAAGCCTACGAGCGGGAGGCCGACGCGCTCCGCGGAGTGATCGAGCAGAACAAGGCCTGGGTGGCGAGCCTCAAAGGCTTCAAGAACGCGTTGCTCCTCGACACGAACCTGTCACCGCTTTCGCCGCAGGATCGATTGATCCAGGCGCAGATGCAGTTTCAGCGCACCAGCCAGGCAGCGATCGGCGGTGACGCCAGCGCGCAGTCGCGGCTGCAGCAGGAAGCATCTTCCTACCTCGAAGCCGCGCGCGGCTTCTACGCCTCCAGCGGGGCTTACCAGTCAATCTTCGACCAGGTCCAAGGTGTGCTGGATCGAGCGATCAGCGCCGGCAACGGTGCAGTCAGCGACGCCGAGCGCCAGTTGAACAAGCTCACCGATCTCGTCGGCGGGCAGATCGACCTCAAGAACGCCGTCGTGTCCGTCAACCAGGCAATCGCCAAGCTGAACGCGGACATGGCGAGGTTGCAGGCTGCGGAGATCGCCGCCTCGCAGGACGTCACCACATCGGTGAAGCAACTACTTCGCGAGCTATCGCAACAGAGCGGCAGGAGAGCAGCATAATGGACCTTTCAGACATCGCCCCGACCTCGATGAAGGTCGCGATCAGGCACCCCGGCACCGGCAAGGAGACCGGGCTGATCATCGACGTGCAGTCGCTTGAAAGCCCGGTCGTGCAGAAGGTGCGGCGCGAGCAGCGGGACGCGGTGCTCCGTACTCGAAACCGCAAGATGACGGCCGAAGAAATCGACGAGCAGATCACTGACCAGATCGTCGCCGCGATCGCGGGCTGGCAGTGGAACGGCGACGCGAGCTGGGGCGGCAAGAAGCTCGATCTCACCCCCGAGAATGTCCGCATCGTTGTCGCCGCGCCGTGGGTGCGCAAGCAGGTTGAGGAGGCGGTCGCGGACGAAGCAGGTTTTTTCTCGAACTGAGCGAGGGGCTCTGCGCCGCGGTGCGTCTGGCCGTGGCGCGGGGATCTCTGGTTGGCATCGAGATCGAGCCAGCCGGCGAGCATCTATGGCTCTGGTTCTGGGACATGAATCGCGGCCGGCGCAGCAACGGCTTCGGTCCTGATGGATTGTCGGGGCTCGACTTGACGTCGTGGCAGCAGATGACGGGCGCCATCGTTCGGCCAGAAGAGTGGAGCATCGTTCGAGACATGGACCAGGCCTATGTCGATGCGGCCAGCAAGAAGATGGCGGCCGGCAAGGGCGGCCCGCTCTACGCGCCGAGCGAGGGCCCGGGCCTGACGGCGGCGAGCTTTGACGGGATGATCGGATGAGGCGGAAGCGGGCCAACGGCAAGTTCGCCGGATGGAAGGTCGGGAACGGCTATGCCGAATACCGGTACGGCAAGCCCTCCTCGGCGAAGTCGCGACCGATCTACAATCCGGCTCAGCGCGACCACTACGTCGGGAAGGTGGCCGACATCCTCGGCACATGGCAGAGCAGCAAATGGGAACGCGAGGGCGACACTCGCGCCGGCATCCGCAGCTCGCTCTGCCTCGAGGGTTATGCGTGGCAGCGATCCGACGACGAGGCCGCCTTCCTCGTCGCAGCCGGCCTCGTGCTCCTCGGCGCGTCGCAGCGCCCCAGCTTCACCGAAGGCCAGCCCGGCTACACCGAGCCGGCAGAGAACTGCTACCACTGCCACCGACCGATCCCAGATGCCGACATGACGCGCGGCCAGCGGTTCTGCTCGGTGGAGTGCGCCCGCGCCGCGCTCAACCGGCGGGACTTCAGCCAGCGTGCCGCGCACGACGCCGTTGCCCATGCGGCCTATAATCTCATCGCGCGCAGCAAACGGCCGCACCAGAAGTGCCCGCAATGCGGTGAGCCCTTCCGGCCATCGCGCGAGGGTCAGCGATATTGCTCGCCGCGCTGCACGGGCATCGCCACCTCCGGCCTGGCACCGCGGACTTGCGCTCATTGCCGTGAGCCGTTCCAGCCCTCGCGCGGTGCCCAGGAATTCTGCTCGAAGGCATGCTCCGGTGCCCACTCCGCCGCGCAGCGGCGAGCGGTGCTGCCCGTGGTGCTCTGCCACTGTTGCGGTGAGCCTTTTCAGCAGTCGGTCGCGAAGCAGCGCTTTTGCTCGGATACGTGCCGGAAGCGCATCGAGAACCTGCAGTCGAGAATCCGAACGGGCAACGCGCTGATGACGGCCACCAACTTCGACTATCTCGTCACCGTGCCGACAAACGCCCGCCCTCGATGGCTCACCCCCGAGCGGTTCGACGAGATGCTGGCGGCTTAGTCGGCGCTCTTTCCAAGTTCGATCACGCGGTCGCTCAACACCTTCAACTGCTCATGCATGCTGGCCAGTATCTGCCCCTGCTGAGCAATCGCCCGGGTCAAGCCCTCGACCGAGTCGCTAAGGATGCGCTGGTTCTCGCCCAGGCGGACGATCGCCTCCTGAGTGGCCTCCGCAAGTTTCTGCTGACCATCACTCATTCAAAGTCTCCATCCTGAATATCGATTTTCGCGGTCCATCGGAGTCCTAGTCCGATGGGGGAGGGGCCTAAAAGGGGGGATCGCCATCGTCCAGGCGTCCGGGCCCGAATGGCGCGCTCCTACTGTTCGGTATCCAAGACCAGTCCGGAGAATCGACGCTCACCGTCCCTGAATCGGAGATGGTGATCTGTGGGGTGCCAGTGATCTTGGCCGTTACTTGGTCGCGCTGGAACTTCAGCTCTTCGACCATCGGATGTCCTACGAGGACGTCCTTCACCGCTTCGGCCACGACCCGATGTGCCTCTAGCCGAGCGAGAAAGCGGTTGATGATCTTCGACGGTGTATCGCGGCTCTTAAGCGCTTCATCCAGCAACCGGCGGACAGCTTCCACTTCGGACTGGAACCCCTTCTCCTGCTGATACTCAACGATCCTCTCCACCATTTCGGTGGGCAGCGCATACACGCGCCGCTGAGTTGTGGCGGCCTCGGGGGCCTTCACTTCGTCTTCGCTATCACTGGCCACGACAATCACCCCAATGTTGGGCAGGACCCTATTTCCGCCCTTGACCCCTGTCCAGTGACATGACAATGTCACAGTATTGGTAACATAGGAGGTGACACGATGTATGAACGCGGGTGGAAGCGCCCAGAGACAGCGCGTGTGGTTGTGCTGCTGACAAAGTCGGAAATCGAGAAAATCGACAGCGCGGGGCAATCGGCTGGCCTTGCTTCGCGATCGGAGACGGTACGCCAGCTCATCGCCAAGGGCCTTAAGGCCGAGGCGGAAGCCAAGAGCGAGGCCGCGTGATGCACCTCGCAAACGAAAGGGCCGGCACGGCGCCAACCGTACCAGCCCTCAATCCGAACCGCCTCGCAGGGCGGCCGAGTATCAACCCCCACAGCATGGAGGTGACGATGGTCACCAATATCACGCCGGGCACGCTCCCGGCAATTCCCGAGCGCTATCGTGCGATCCGCATGATGGGCGGCCGGATCGTCGAGCCCCACTTCATCGTGTTCCTGGAGGTTGCGGATCGCCCCTGGGGCGACAACCGCAAGACGCCTCACCAGAAGTGGAACGCCTATCTCGGCGACGAGATGATCGTGAAGCGTCACCGCGACCCGGAGCATGCGGCTTGCCGTGCGCTGTTCGCGGCCGGCAACGTCGGCACGGTTCTTTTCGTGCATCGCTCGACCGGCGTGCCCGGCATCAGCCTCGATATCGAGAAGGCGATCAACGTCGCCGTCTATGACGACGGTGCGCGGGGGCTCTACCATGCTGCATACCACCCGTACGACCCGGAGGATAACACGCCAGCAGGCGAGGACGGGGCGGACGGCGCGTCGGTAGCCGAAGACCAACTTGCGGCTCCAAACGACGCTCCCGGTGTTGACGCTCGAGAGGCGGTGACCAATCCGGCTATAGAGGCGGCCGAGCGCAATCTGCGGAAAGCGGCTGATGAGCTTTTCGCGCTCACGCCCGAAGACCGCGCCCTCCTCGACGGGGAGGCGCGCTGATGGTCTCCCGCCGCACAATCCTCCAAGCGCTGCCGTTCCTCGGCGCCAGCGTCGCCGCCCCCGCTATCGCTGACGACCTTGCGAAGTGGCAGGCCGATCCCGAAACCATGACGGTCGAACAGCGCCGGGACCATCACCTCGCCGAATTCAAGCGGGCCTGCGAGGAGATCGACCCCAACATCCGAGACTGGTCTTTCAGCAGGGACGAGGATCGGGGAACGCTCGCACTGATCGCCTTCGTCCGCACCGGAAGATATGAGGGCGACGGCCTCTACGAGAGTGGCACCGAGAATATCTGGGGTAAGCGCGGCCAGTGGCACGTCAAGCTCCGCCCCGGAAAGATCGACGGCCACCGGTCCTTCACGGTGCAATGCCCCGGCGAGTGGCAGGTTCTGACCGAACCGAGGCTCGACACGTTCATCGGCAGGAGGCTCGCATGAGTTTCCTACTGACACGACGCTCCGCGCTGATCGGCGGATTCACGTCACTGATTATTCCCCCCGCCGCGGTCGCTCTTGACCAGGCACAGGCGGCCGATCCTTGGGAGGAAGCCGCTGACCTCGCCTTCGCCCTGCACGACAGGCTGGAGAACATGCCGACCGGCAGGTGGTGGTGGACCCAAGTCGGGCCGGGCATAGGCTGCGGCAACGCGATGCAGTTCTGGGAGCGTTCCGGCAGCGGATTCCATCGGGCCGAGAGGAGGGCAGCATGATCGCGGTCTTCGCCTCTCGCATCCGCGTCCGCTTCGCCGGGGCGATCATTCGCCTCGGCTGGGCGATCATCGCCGCCGAAGAGCAGCGCTGGGGATTGCGGTCATGACCGACGATCCGACCATGGCCGAGATGGACGAGATGACGGAAAAGCTCCGCATCTGCCTCGCGCACGCCCGCGAGATGGCCGCCAAGGTGGCCAAGGACTCGAACGGCAATCGCGGCGCGCTGGACTACCTGCTGCTTTGGACAGGCGGCGACTTCTACCAGTTCGTGCTCAGGCAGGGCGTCGTGCACCGCGAGTATCCGAACCTGCCATCCGCCGACATGGTGGCGCTGATGATCAGCACGTTCCTTGATGCCCTCGCTGTCCCCGAGACGGAGGTGCGGCATTGAACGCGGACTTGATCACAGCCGAGCAATTCAGGATGGCGAGGGCGGCGCTGGCCATGAGCAGGGCGGACGTCGCCGGCATGACCGGCCTGTCAAAGGAAGCCGTCGGCGTTGCTGAAACCGATCCGTCCAGAGCCCCGCTGGCCCTGGCGCAAAAGCTCCTCCGCTACTACTCGGCGAAGGGCGTGCACTTCGCGAAGGATGCCGGCCGGATCGGCGTCCTGTTGCGGACCGAATAAATTCGAGGGCGGGGGTATAGTTACTTGCTACTCCCGCCCTTACTCCTCTGATCGTCGAGTTTCGAGGGTTCGAACATGGCGCGTAGTGCAGTAGCAAACTCAAACATCGCCGGTCCCCGGCCGCCGTCGTTCCTCTCGAGGGCGACATTGGCGGCAGAGTTGGACATCGGCGAGTCCACGGTCGATGACTTGGTGAAGCGCGGCGTCCTCCCGCGGCCGATCAGGATCGGCGGATCGGTGCGCTGGAACTGGGCAGCGGTGCAAGAGGCCCTGATCTCGATGGGGCAGGGGAACGACGGCGCGGACCCCTTCATGAAGGCATTGAACGATGAAGCAGCCGCGTAGGCCGGCCATATCGCTGCCCAAGGGCGTGCATCGCGTCGTTTCGCGAAGCAGAGAGTATTTCTACTGGCAGAGCGGACGCGGCACCGACCATGCCGGGGAGAGGATTAAGCTCCCGAACGATCCTCACACCCCGGAATTCTGGCAAGCGGTGCGGCAGGCGCAGGGCATCGGCGGCGCGGTGCCCACCGACACCATCGGTGCATTGATCGACGCTTACGAGACGGCGTGGCCGGGGCTGCCGCGCAAGCTGGCGAGCAGCACCCAGGAGTTATACCGCCGCAATCTCAAGGTGGTGCGCGCCACGTGGGGCGACCTGCCGGCGGCGAGCCTTCGCCCTGCTCACGTGCAGGCGCTGGTAGAGAAAATCGGGGCGACAAAGCCCGGCAGCGCGAACAACGTGCTCTCCGCACTCAAGGCCATGTGCCGGTGGGCAATGGGGCCGAGAGAGCTTCTAACCCGGGATCCGACGCAAGGCGTCGTCCCCTTCGATACCGGGGAGGGCCACCGCCCATGGACACCGGCGCAGCTCGCCTTCGCCGACAAGAACTTCACCGGCATGTTGCGCCGGGCCTACGTGCTCGCCCGCTACACGGGGCAGCGCATCAGCGACGTTGTGAGGCTGGGGTGGACCGACGTCGACGAGGGCGGCTTCACCCTTCGGCAGAAGAAAACCGGGGTTCGTCCGTGGTGCCCCATCCTCCCCGAGCTCGAGCGGGAAATGGCAACCTGGGAGAAGCGCCCGGGACCGTTCCTGCTGCAGGAAAACGGACGGCCCTTCACCACCAATCAGCTCTGGAAGATTCTCGACAAGGAGCGGGATGATCACCCGGCCGATCTCGACGGCGTGGTGTGGCACGGCCTGCGGGCCAACGCCGTCATCAACCTGCGCCAGCGGGGGTACAGCGCGATGCAGATCAGCGACGCGATCGGGATGAGTGTCGAGATGGTCGAAAGGTATTCCCGCTACGCCGACCGGAAGGCAGGCGGGCAGGCGATCCTGCTCAAGATGAAGGAACGGACCAAGGACAAGGCTGTAAAACGCTGAAAAACTGGAAAGCAGAAATTCAGCAAAATCAACGCGCTAAGAGGTATGGAATGAAGTGCAGGCTTCTGTTGCCAGGTGCCTGCGGACCCCGCCTGTCGCCCGGCTAGGGGCGGAGGACTTAAATTCCCAGTGCTAGCACCGCTTACGCGGCGAGAGCGACCGGAGCCTTATGGTTGTCATTGGCAACTATAAGATTTGGACCGATAACGGTGGTACCTCACCGAGCGAAAACACACCCTTTACGCCCTTGTCGATCCTATTTCGCCCCCAGTGGCTCCGCTCGTTGGAGCGGGCGGAGATGGTGGAGGCGCCGGGTACTGCCCCCGGGTCCAATGGGTTTATTACGATGGCCGTTTATCGCCATAGCCGTTGCCGGCACGGACAATATAGGGACGACCGGCGGGGGATGCAAATCATGCAATAATCTCGGCGATCAGCGCCTCGAGCGGTGCCAGATCGCCTGAGAAACTGTCGATAATCGAAGAGAGCGCGCCGCGTCGACGAAATGCGGCCGCTCGTGGTTCTGGAGTGATCGTGGTCAGCCAGCCAACTGAACGTCGCTGACTGGCACCTCGCGACTCAGGATGGCAGTACTGCGGTTGCTTCGATCTCCACGAGGACGCCGGGGCGGCCGAGGGCGAGGACTTTCAGCACCGTGACGATGGGCGGGTTGGTGGGCTGGCCGGCGAACTTCACCCAGGACTGGAAGCCGGGCATGATGTCGAGGTCGCCGTCGATATAGATTGTCACCTTGACCAGGTCGTCGATATCGGCGCCGGCTGCGTCGAGGCAGAGTTTGAGGTTGGCGAGTGCCTGGGTGGTCTGGACGCCCAAATCGCCGTCGACGAGCTTGCCGTCGCTGTCGACCGAGTTCTGTCCACCGATCATGACGAGGCGGGACCCGGCGGGGACCACGAGGGCTTGGGTAAAGGCGGGGTTCTGGTGCATTCCCTTGGGTTTTAGGTAATCGACGGGCATCATGGACCTCTTGTGGATGTTGAGTCTGTCGCCGCCCAACCGAACGGGCGGGCTGCTAGAAACGTTGCCGAAATGGAGTGCCGGGAAATGTCAGTATCTGCCTTGCGGCGCGAAGCGGCTGAGACGCGACATCCGGAGCAGCAATATCTCGACCTGCTGCGGCTGATCGTCGACACCGGCACCGATCGCGGCGACCGGACGGGGACGGGCACGCGCTCGATCTTCGGGCACCAGATGCGGTTCGACCTCATGCGCGGCTTTCCGCTGCTGACGACCAAGAAGGTGCACCTCAAGTCGATCATCTACGAGCTGCTGTGGTTCCTGCGCGGCGAGACCAATGTGCGCTGGCTGCAGGAGCGGGGCGTCACGATCTGGGACGAATGGGCCAATGCCGAGGGTGAACTGGGGCCGGTCTACGGCTCGCAGTGGCGGAGCTGGCCGGACGGGACGGGCGGCGCGATCGACCAGATCGCCAATGTGGTGGACTCGATCCGCAGCAAGCCGGAATCACGACGGCATATCGTGACGGCGTGGAATCCGGCGGAAGTGGACGAGATGGCGCTGCCACCCTGCCACTGCCTGTTCCAGTTC